GACGGACTTTATCGGTATCCTTACGAGCATCGTATTTATGGGTTGTAATACCATTGGCTTTTGCTTCTGTTTCAAACTTTTCCCATTCTGGATTAAAACGAACGCAATGAGGGCATCCTTCCATTGCATAGTATTCAACCACCGCACCTTTATTGGAAAATAAAGACACTTCAGGAATCATGGCTGAGAAAAAATTCTTTTTCCCCATGGCCAATATCATACCATACAAAGACAAGCAAATGATGAAAATGACTAACAATGCGGTTTTAGAACGACCCCACAATAAAATAGGTTTTAAAACACCGGCCATCTTTCTATACATAGAATCATATTAATTCTATTAACTCATATACCATAAGAGATGAAAGGTGTCCATTTGATTGTCCCAAAATCCTTGTTGATGACCCTTTTGTAGTTTCAACATGATGGAATCAATACGATGACTGGGAATATCATTGCTAATTACTAAATTAACATTGGATGCCATAATATAATCATAAAATAAATCCTTAGGCATATGATGCAGAATCGAAACGGTTGTAATCAATAATTGATTTGGAAGTTCTAGAAAGTCTTTTAGAATTCTATAAACAGAAGGATGTTTGTCCATATCTTCCATATCACTTTCCAAAAGACAATTGGCTGGAAATTGCATATCTCGTAATTTATGATACATGTCCGTTGTATCTGAATCGCTTAAACAAAGTACAATCGATTTTCGAACCATGATGTTTTCATACATGGATTGAATGGCACTTTCAATGGAATCCTCTTCACAAATGTGATTTTTATAGAATGCCGGGCCACTCATCGTTAATAGAATGCACTTAAAAATAGTCGCACACTACAAGTATAAGCTCCTCGAGTTTTTAAATAATCTAATGGAGTTGATTTCAATTCCGGTCGAATTATTTAAAGAAAAACGCGAACTTCTTGCATCGGTTGAAATTCCTACCATTATCCAGCGGGCCATTGACCAATTGAAAGAAAAATATCCCATGCTAACTCATACTTCCAATACACACACTGGCCGTCATTTTCAAAATGATTCTAGGGGCAATTTCTCCAATCATAAATATACGAAACACAATCATCAATCTCATGCGCGACGCGCTGAACGACCTCGTATTGGCACACGTGAATTAAGCCGTGAAGATATGTCCCGTAAAGATTTTGTGGCCAATATGAATAAACTCTCTCGTCAAAATTATGACTCTATACTTCGATTGATTCGAACAACTTATAATTCTAATTTTTTAAGCAATTACATGGATATTATCTGGGATTTAATGATTCGCCAAAATGATTATCAGGATTTGCATATTCAAGTCATTGAACATTTACTCCAACTAACCCCATTGGAAAAAAAACAAATGGTTCAAAGTTATTGGAATGATAAGTGTGAAGAGTTTTTTGAACAAAAGAAATGGACCCCAGAAGGAGAGATTTTAACAGCACTCCAATCCACTCACTCGGAAGAATACGACGAATTTTGTGATTATATTAAATGGAAAAAACGGATTGGTGCTAGTTTTCAAGCATGGATACGAATGATGATAGCAGGTTTAATTGTTGCAAGATATGAGCTTTGTTTCCAATACTTGATGGAAGATATTGAAGAAGCATTGATAAAAAATCAACGCAAATATTTAGATTGTTTATTAGAATGGTTTCTTTTAATTCAAAAAGTATTACCCAATCAAAATGAATTGTTTTCAACATTTTATCGTTCTTTGCCTTTGATGGAATCTTTAGATAAATGGAGTGCACTAATTAAAGAAAATCAATTGTCCTCTGCGTTTCGTTTTAAATTGATGGACATTAAAGAATCTTATGAATTGTTTTGCAAAAATTGACAAAAAGCATTTAGAATCCGTTTCTTATGGTAAATTAGGATGGATTATAAACCATTGTTGATTGAAAATTTAGCAGTGTTGGAAAAATTTGAACGTCAAGCAAAGAATGTTTTTAAAGCACGAGCGTATGGGAAGGTATTGCGTGAAATAAAAGCCATTGATGGACCCATTCATACAGAAGAACAAGTGATGTCTTTGCCAGGCGTGGGAAAAAGCCTTCACGAAAAAATTAAGGAAATCTTTGAAACAGGACGTTTGCAACGTGTGAAAGATATTGAAGATAGCCCAGGGTTTAATGTGGCAGAACAATTTTTAAAAATTTATGGGGTGGGTCCTGTAAAAGCCGACGAATTGGCTCGCAAACATCGCATGCGTAGTATTGAAGAATTGCGTCAGCACCCAGAACTGTTGAATGAAAAACAATTGATTGGATTAAAATATTATGAAGACATCAATGAACGTATTCCTCGTAAGGAAATGTTGCTTCATCAAAAACAATTAATGCGCCGTTTAAAGGAGGTCGATGAACGTTTTGAAGGAGAAATTGTAGGAAGTTTTCGGAGAGGCGCCGTCGATAGTGGGGATATTGACATATTGGTTAAAATGCCCAGTTCAGTACCATCGCCCGAAACACTGGAAGCCTTTCAACGGTTCATTCACTATTTGCAAGGAACCGAATATGTCACCGATATCCTTGCAACGGGTCCCAAAAAATTTATGGGTATTTCTAAATTGTCTAAAAAACATAAAGCCCGTCGTTTGGATGTTCTATTGACGCCTGAAGAAGAATATCCTTATGCGGTCTTCTATTTTACCGGGTCCGATAAGTTTAACGTCGCCATGCGTAAAAAAGCACTTGAAAAAGGATATACCATGAATGAACATGGAATGAAACCCGTATCAAGGGAAACGCCTGTTCCAAAAATGTCTTCTGAAAAAGATATCATGGCATTTTTAGGATACAAATACATTCCTCCCAAACAACGCCAAGGTGAAGATACATTGCAAAAATACGCTTTGAAATAAATAAATTCTCTAATGAAATATATAGAAACACTTTAAAATGTCCCCAGCTTATTTATTCCAAGTGGTATGGAACCTAGTGCTCATTGCTCTATTTCTAATGACTTATGCTTACATTGATAAGCTTGAAAAGGTTGGATGTGCCTGCTCGGAACACCGTTACCGTAAATTTGTGAAGAATTTCCCTCTCGTGGCCGTGGTTTACATTGTTCTCTTCTTGTTCTTGTCTCCTGCCATGATTTTCGATGCCTTTGGCTCTGTCGGTAAATTCGTCATGGATGCTTTGGTCTTCCTATTCGGAATTACTGCCATTGTTTTCTTCGTTCTTGCTTTCCTATACACCCGTTACCTCATGACGGAAAAATGCAAATGCTCTGAAGACATGCGTCGCGATGTTCTATATGTATGGTCTCTTCTAGAAATTGTGCTCATTGTTGCTTTGGTGGTTCTAATGTTGTTGACCACCACCATTATGGGCAACATGGGTGCCAATGTATCCAGTGCTCTTGGCAAGACCAGCGAAATTGGTCATGGTGCTTTGCACAAACCCCTCCACCACGCTTCTAAAATCTCCAAAAGCCTACGTCGTTTTAAGTAAAAAATGACAGTTTGTAGATAAAAGGGTATTATTTAGATAACAACATGAGTCTTACAAAAGAAACTCAGGCGAGTATTCTTGGTTATGTCGGTGGTTCTTTATTGGCCATTCAAATGATTCCTCAATTGATTAAGGTATGGCGTTCTTTATCGACAAAAGATTTGTCCTTTGCAACTTTATTTCTTAATATTCTAGGCGGTAGTATGGTCACTGCTTACGGTATTTTAATTTCACAACCACCCGTATATGCAACGGTATTATGTTCTCTCAGTTGCAATACGTGTTTATTGATAAGTAAAAGTATTCTGGAATATACCGAATACGGTAAAAAGAAAATACAAAATGCTTCGATTTCAATTACAGTTTAATACATTTCATTTTTATAAATCCAAGGTTCTTTTAGTACTTGTACGACGTCCTCCACGTTTGGGTTTATCCGCACCCATTAGTCCTACCATATCCGCGGTATCTTCAATGATAGAGGTAATTTCTTCATCGCTCAATGATAAGGTTTCCATTTGAGGCGAGGTAGAGGGAGGACGAGAACGTACTTCCCGATGAACGTCTTGGATAACGGTTTCAATATTTTCACGTGTGGGTCCACCTCTGTTTAAAGAGGTTGGAGGTGCAGGTTGAGCCATGGTATTTTGATTCATAGCCCCAAATAGATTTCCAATCATTCCAAACATACCTCCCATACCACCATTGGAGGGTTGAGGCGGAGGAGGTGGAGAAGGCATGGAGGGCGAAGGCATTTGTTGTCCAATCATGGATGCTTGTTGAACTTGTCCCATTTGTCGTAAGGCTTCTGCTTGGAATTGTTTCATGAGTTCAGGATTTGAACGCAATACTTGTTCCACACCAGGCAAGGGTTGTTGTTTAAACATACTATTGGTCAAGTGAAACATAAATGCACTACCGGAAATACTGAGCAATAGACGTAATTCGGGTGCCATTTTCTTGCCAGTGGCCTTGTATTTTTCATGCAATTCCTCAAAAATATCATCGTAATCCATAACATTTTCATGAACTTGTTCGGACCAACCATCGAGTTTTAGATCGAAGGGGTCAAAACGGGTATTTAGAAACTCAATTCCGGTCACAAATGCCATCAACATTTTACGTTGGAAACGAATACTGGCATCCACTTCTTTTTCACGTAAAATACGATTGTATTCCACGCGCATTTCTTCCAAATCCGATTGAAGACTGAATTTGCGTGGCAAACTATAACCTCTGGATTCCAAACGGTCCATTTGATACAGAATTTCTTTCTTTTCATTCAACTCTTGTTCGGCTCTTGCTTTTTCAGCCGACATGCGACTGGCCAAATAATCTTGTTGGGGGTCCAGCGATGGCATGACACTGGAAGGTTGACCACTTGGCCGACCCGATGGCATCCCAAAGAAACCCGTATTGGTGGGTTGAACCAAGGGCGTTCCACTGCGACTATCACTGCCACTACCATATTCGGAACCCGAATCCGACCCAGAATCAGATCCCGAATCGGACCCCGAATCGGAACCTGACCCACTAGAAGCCAACGAAATGACATCACTGCTCACTTTCTTTTTATTAATCAACATATCCGTTCCAAGACTGGGCATGCCTCCTCCCATACCCATGGAAGAGCGTGGAATTTGAAAATTCGGTCTCGAAAAATCTCCAGTTTTAAATTCCATGACACTATCTTCGTCATCGCTATGAATACTAATACTGGGTCCGTTCATTTGTATCTACCTATATTTCATTGGGGACGTATCTTTTTAACTGCTTTTTACGCAGTGTAATTCTGTTTTGTATTTTTTATGATACCAAGAAATCGCTTGAAGCATGGCATCACACAAATCATCCTTCTTTTTATGGGTTGACATTTTATGTTTTAGGGATTCGTCATTTCTTACATAATAATGACATATGGCGATGGACATGACTTTATTACGTTTATATCCCTTCTCTAAAGAGCATTCTGGTATGTTTTTTTCTGCTTCAGGATGCAGTTTTAATTTACCGCTTGCATTGACCAACAATGGTTCTACCGAATTCGAAGACACATAGGACTTGTACATAAAATAACTATAAAGAATCATTTGAATGGATTTCATATGACCGTTTAATCGCGAGGGTTGGTTTTCAATTAATACGTAATTCAATTGAGTCCCATAGTTCTCCCATAGGTGGTCCAAACGTTGAAACAAGCGTTTGGAAAGGGTGGTCAATGAAATCTGTTTGGCTTTTTCCCCTTCTTCTGCCAGACAAATAATATCCCATTTCAACACGGTTCCTTCTTTGGATGGGTCAACTTTGGTGTGAATGGGTACACGTATAATTGCATATCCTAAATTAACAATCCCAACATCAAAACTTAAGAGTGTTAAGTGCGTGTCCCTCCCTGATGTGTCAGGGTCGCATGAGAAGTTACCATCATGGATAGTTTCCTCATGCGTTTCCATATGGCGTTTTGAAGTTGCTGAAGTATACTTCTGGTATAGACTTTTAAGTTATTTTTCTGAATGAGTTTTTTTAAATAAATCCAGAAAATGTCATGTTGATAACGACGATTGTGTTCAACGACCATTTTGCATTTTTGAGCATACCATTCATATTGTTTGGCCATATGGGTCATCGGGTCTTTTTTTACGACTTGTTTGGCACCTCCTTCCCCATGCGTTGGAATATGATACGACATTGAGTGTGGACATACAAGACCTTCATTGATTAAATGCAATACTTGTTGTTGTACCACTGGATGTTGAAACGCGTGGGCAGGAAAGCCATCCAGTAAATCTTCAAATACCATATAATGATAATCCGGGCAAAGCATCAATCGATCTTGACGGTCTGTATAAACCGCATTGTTATCAATAATAATCGTACGTTCGTTCAATATCTTTTCCTTATCCGATTTGGAATAATTGGAGCCATGACGTGTATTGAGTGTGCGAACAATTCTTGGCCATATATTTTGCAATTTTTTACGATAATTTCCAGTACTGTCCACAGTACAATCTTCACGTGTAAAAATGGGTCGTTGAAATTGCAAACCATGTGATTTTTCAACCCATGGAATTTCCTGCATGGCCCATTGACGCTCGCTTGCAGTATAAATAAAAAAAGCACAATGAGGGTACATTTCTTTCATGGCTTTAATAAATGCAGAAAATCCTGGACGTATTAATCCTTGTCCTGGCAAAAACGCATCTGGTATATTTTTTTGTATAACTTTGTATCCATAACGTCCCATGGTTTTAATCATTGAATATCTGGCCGATTGGAAATCTACTTTTCCCGCAATCGTACCATCCCAGTCAAGGATAAACACGTAGGGTAAATGTGCATCACTCATACGAATCCTTCTTAACCATCTCATAGAAAACAAATCATCCAGACAAACAGTGTATTTCTATAAACGCCTAAAAAATGATTCAAACAGTGGTGTTTATTAAATTCAAAGTTGTATCCATATGTCAACACCGGTCTATTATGCCTTGTCCTTTAAAAATAGTGATGGAACAACCGAACAAGGGGTTTATCGTTACTGGAACCAATGTCAATATTTAATGAATGGGAAAAGCAATATTCATGTTAAGAAATTTAAAACCCAAGAATTGGCAGAGCAATTTTTAAATGGACTTGAACTGAATGCACCTCATTCGATTCGAACAACGTCAAAAGAAACCTTTCAATCTTCCAATGGATTGACCGAAGAGCAACAGTCTATCCTGCAGTATTTAATGGACCATCCAACAAAGAGTTGCTTTATCACTGGCCCTGCTGGAACTGGTAAATCCTTTGTGGTAAAAGAAATTATTCGATGGATGCGCTATGAAGGTATATCCTATGGTATTACAGGCTCAACGGGTGCTTCTGCAGTACTAATAGGTGGTAAAACATTGCATTCGTTTCTAGGACTTGGGTTGGGTCGAAAATCGGTATCCGAATACGTCAAATACATGAAACCGATTCAAAAAAGACGCTTACAAAAACTCGATACATTGCTCATTGATGAAATTTCAATGATATCCGATACTCTTTTGGATAAAATCAATGAATTGCTTAAAGTAATTCGCAATTCGGAATTGCCATTTGGTGGAATTCGTTTGATTTTTATTGGAGATGCATGTCAATTGCCTCCAGTGGAAGGCACTTACTTTTTTAAATCCAATGTTTGGATGGAAGCCAATCCCCAGATATTTTCCCTAACACGACTTCTACGTCAAGACAAGGATATCCCTTTTCAAGAAATGCTCATGCGCCTTCGATGGGGAAAATGCAATGAACACGATTATCAAGCACTAAAAGCCTGTAAACAACGAAAATGGCCTTCTTCCATGATTGTTCAACCCACTCGGTTATATGCAACCAATATGGATGTGGATGCTGAAAACGATAAGGCATTTGCAGATTTAATGGAGCAAAGCGAAGAAGGACTGCATCTGCAATCGTATCCCATTCAATATCTCGGCGTGACAAAACCTACGCAACTCGAGTCCTTAAAACGATGGGCATCCTCATGTCGTATTCCAGAATCCATTACATTATGCAAAGGAGTTCAAGTTATGGTAACCTGGAATATTCAAGTGGAAGCAGGGATTGTGAATGGAACCCGTGGTGTTGTTAAGGAAGTCTATGAAGACCATGTCGATATTCAATGTATGAATGGCGATGTTCTACCAATTTCATATGTATCGGTTCAATATGAAGACGATGAAACAAGTAGTATGTCCCACCAGACTCCTTTGGCAATTCAATACATGCCTTTAAAACTCGCATATGCACTGACCATTCATAAATGTCAGGGAGTCACACTAGACTGTGCGGAGATTTACTTGGGCGAATCCATCTTTGAATACGGACAAGCATATACTGCTTTATCGCGTGTTAAAAACTTGGAAGGCATAAAAATAATTGGATTGGTAAAAAAGGCTTTTCGAACGCATCCTGATGTATTGGCATTTTATCAACATTCAAATTAAGAACTGCACATTACACACCCTTCTGGATTGTCACGGCGACATGCCATAATTTGCTCTTCTGTTGGAGGGGTGGATTCGGTCATTGTTTTATTCTTAACCAGATTGGGGTCCAATGTGAAGGATGCAGTTTTGGCTTTCGGGCGCGTACGAAGATAGTATAGTCCAGTTTTGAGTTGTTTTTTCCACGAATAGAAATGCATATTCATGATTTTCTTAAAATCAGGGTCTTCCACATAAAGATTCAGGGATTGGGTGTGGCATACATAAGGACCACGGTCTGCAGACTGGTCAATGCTTGCACGTTGTTTGATTTCCCATACAGTTTTATAAAGACTGCGAATGGATTCTGGAATTGTTTCAATCGATTGAATACTGCCATTGTTGGCCAAAATGAGATTTTTCATATCTTTGTTCCATAGACCCAGTTCAATCAAGTCTTTGACCAAATATTTATTGATAATGATAAATTCACCTGCCAGTGTACGACGTTGGTAAATATTGGATGTAATAGCTTCAAACGATTCTGTACTACCCATAATTTGGCTGGTACTGGCTGTGGGCATGAGAGCGACAAGGCAACTATGACGAATACCCCATTTAGCAATTTTAGAACGTAGTGTATCCCAATCGTGACGCCCAGGGGTTGGTGTTACTCCCCACATATCAAATTGGAGTTGTCCTTTTGACATTGGAGACCCTTCATACGTACTATAAGCACCTGGAAACGCTGAGGATGCCCATTGCTTTGAATTGTCATAATCATTTGGATACAATCGCGTATAGAACGTAAATGTTTCTGGCGAATGTTTATCCATAGTTAGATATTTTTGAATCATTTCAGTGCGCTCTTTTGCAATTGCACACGATTCGTCCAGTGCCGAATAATAGATGGTTTCAGCAATATATTTATTAAGTTCATGGGCTTCTGGACTTTCGTAAGGGTAACGCATGAGAATATAAGCATCGGCAAGCCCTTGAATACCAATACCAATGGGACGATGGCGCATGTTGGAACGACGTGTTTCCGGAATGGGATAGAAATTTTTATCAATCACTTTCTCCATGCTACGCACAATGAACCGCACCACTTGAGCCAAGCGGTCAAAGTTAAATACTTTTTTGCCTGCAAGTGCCTCCAATCCACCCCCAGGTGCGTTCTCCACAAAGGATGGAAGCACAATCGATGATAGATTGCACACACCATATTCTTTAGGGTCACTGTAAAGGAGAATTTCACTGCACAGATTGGAACTTTTAATGACTCCTAGATTTTTCTGATTGGAACGTTGACATTGGTCCTTATACAGCATGTAAGGACCACCGGTTTCCACTTGACTTTTCATAATTTCAAGGAATAGGTCCACGGCTTTAACTTGGCGACGATACAGTTTTTCTTCTTCGTATTTGCAATAGAGTTTTTCAAATTCGTCTCCATAAACATCGGCTAGATTTGGAGCTTCATCAGGGCAAAATAGAGACCATACCCCGCCTTCTTGAACACGTTTCATAAAGAGGTCCGGAATCCAAAGGGCAATAAACAAGTCCCGGCATCGTTCTTCTTCGGCACCCGTATTGCGTCTTAGAGAAATGAATTCAAACACATCACTGTGCCAGGGTTCAAGATAAAGCGCAGCGCTTCCATTGCGCTTACCACCTTGATTTACATGACGCGTAGCTTCATTAATCACACGACAGTAAGGAATCAGCCCAGTGGATGTACCATTTGTACCCCGAATATAAGAACCACGGGAACGAATATTATGCACGTGCAACCCAATACCCCCTGCACATTTTGAAATATGCATGAGGTCTTTTAGTGTATCATACATTCCTTCGATACTGTCTTGGTCATCTTTAATCGACGTTAGAAAGCAAGAAGACATTTGAGGGCGAGGGGTTCCTGAGTTGAAAAGGGTTGGGGTGGCGTGTGTATAATAGCGTTCGCTCATGAGGTCATAGCATTCAATGGCTTCTTTAATATCATTCCCATGAATGCCAAGCGCCACACGCATCCACATATGTTGAGGACGTTCCACGGGTTTTCCATTGACTTTAATCAAATAAAGACGTTCCAGGGTTTTAAATCCGAAATAATCAAACACATAATCCCGTTCGTAATTCATTACTGCATTCAATTTATCCTTGTTTTTTTGAACCGTTTCCCATAGGTCCAGTGAAATAAGTGGATTAGGACTTCCTTTGCGGTCAGTGTTCTGATACAATACACTCATGGTTTCGCTGAAGGATGGACTGGTGTTTTTATGATGATTGCTAATGCTAATCCGCGCAGCCAAAACAGCATAATCCGGATGTTCCGTTGATAGTGCGTAAC